GGCCAGTCACTCACTGGCCAGCCTGCCAATGTGGTGGCCATCTGCAACGCAGCGTGGACAACCGAAGTGATCGCTGCGTACCAAGAGCAAGTCGCTGCACAACAAGCGGGAGAATAAGCCATGAGCAACGCAAGAGAATTAGCAGAGCTGGGCGGTAGCTACGGCACTGGCGGCTTTGTCGGGATGAAGAACCGCATCATCAATGGTGCGATGATGATTGACCAGCGTAATAATGGTGCAACAGGAACAGGAACAGACGCCTACCCAGTAGACAGATTCCGCGTTCAAGCGGGTGCATCTGGAAAGTGGACATGGGGGCGAAATCTTAATTCTGTAACTCCACCCGCTGGCTATAAATACTACACTGGCATTTCATCTTCATCTGCCTATTCTTTAAGTGCGGGAGATTATTTTCTGTTGACTCAAGCGATTGAGGGCAACAACATTGCTGATCTTGGTTTTGGCGCTGCTGGCGCCTCATCAGTGACATTATCTTTCTGGGTGCGTTCAAGCCTGACTGGAACTTTTTCTGGTTCTTTAATGAATGATGGTCAATCCAGAGCGTATGTATTTACATACACAATCAACTCTGCAAATACTTGGGAACAAAAGACCATTACGGTTGCTGGTGACACTGGCGGCACTTGGCTGGAAAACAATGGTATAGGTCTGTATGTCCGTTTTAGCCTTGGAACTGGTTCAACCTATTCAACTTCTAGCACCAATCAATGGCTTGGCACTTCTTATTGGTCTGCCACTGGATCAACCAATGTGATGGGCACAAACGGGGCCACCTTCTACATCACAGGCGTTCAACTAGAAAAAGGCTCAACAGCCACATCGTTTGACTACCGCCCGTATGGTACTGAGTTGGCGTTGTGTCAGCGTTACTACTGGAACCAAACGGGTGGTGATGGCGGGGCAAACTACGCTTCTGTCTCATCTGGTGTGTTTAACGGAACAGCAACAGCAAGAACTCACGTTAAGTTTCCAGTGACAATGCGTGCGGCTCCAACAATGGCAGTTGGCGGGACTCTTACAGCACAAGGCGGCGGTGTTTCTTTTTCTGTAACAGTGATCGGCGGAACCAATACTGGAACAAACGCTTCAATGGTGGACTTTACTGTTTCTGGGGCGACTAGCGGTCAAGGAACAGTTATCTACTTGAATAATGCAGCAACAAATTATTTACAGGCTTCAGCGGAGTTGTGATTATGTACAAACAAACAAAACCATTTTTTGATGGCGCTGAGCAAACGTGCGTAATCCGCACAACAGACGGCGCTTGCATCCCATTCGACCCAGCCAACACAGACTACCAAGCCTATTTGAAATGGCTGGAAGAAGGCAACACGCCAGAGCCTGCTGATGAGGGTTGATGATGGACATGATCTCAACAACCGAAGCCAAGCTGCAAACGCATGAGGCCATCTGCGCGCAGCGTTATGAGCACATCACGCAAACGCTGGACAAAGGCGATAGGCGCATGACCAAGATTGAGTATTGGATTTATGCCGTGCTCGCTGCTGTGTTGCTTGGGCCTGGTGCTGCTGCTGAGTTTTTCAAGAAGCTGATCGGCTTGTGATGTGGACCCGATCAGTCTTCTCATGGCCGCGCAAGCAGCTGTTGCTGCTGTGCGCAAAGGCTGTGAGATGCTCAATGAGGGCAAGGCTGAGATTAGCAAGCTCAAGAAAACTGTTGAGCAAGGCATCGGTGACGCCAAGGCCATCTACTCTGAAGTCACTGGGCTGTGGTCCTGGATCAAGGGACTTCTTGGTGGCAAGCAAGAAAAGCCAAAGTCAACGCCAGTCGCAGTCGCAGTCGAAGCGCCCAAGCCTCTGGCGAAAAAGGCAGATCGCAAACCAAATGAACAGCTGAGTTATGAGGAATACCAGACCCAAGCAATTCACCAGGTATGCGAGCAGCTCAAGACATTTTTTGAAATTCGCAGGCAGTTAAAAGATCACTGTCTTGAACTGGAAGAAGTCTCAAAGACGACGACGACAGTTGAAGACAGTGCGCTTGACAGGGTAGAGATTGAGCTGCAGCTTGAGAACATGACGGTGCAGATCAGAGAAGCGATGGTGTACGCGCCAATGGAACTGCGCGACATTTACTCACGCTTCTTGAAAATGTACGATCAGATTCTTGAAGAGCAGGAGTTTGCAAGGCAGGTCAAGCGCAAGAGAGAAAGAGATGAAGCATGGCAACGCGACCTACTGCGCAATCACCGTATCGACAGGGCGCTGGCGCTGGCGGTGGTGGCGTTCGTGGTGATATGGCTGTGGGGTCTGATGTTGTCGCTCGCATGGCACGCGAAGATGCCAGATGGTTTGCCACCGCTGTAGTCGCGCTTGCCCTGGTGTTGTTCTTGGCGCTGCCAGTGACTGTGCTGGTGGCCATTGACCACCTGGAAAACAAAGCCAGGACAAAGGCCGAGATTCGCAAAGAGCTGGGTGAGTTGAAGAAGTTGAAAGCTGAGATCAAAGAGTTGACTGCAAAGCAAAAGGAGAGCAATGACAAGACTGCTAATACTAAGCCTGCTGATGCTGGTGGTGGGTTGTGATGACCGGTATCGGTATTACTGCCAAGACCCCAAAAACTTCAGTGCGAAGCGATGCCAAAAGCCCGACTGCTTATTCACTCAGGACTGCCCTGAATATTTAGTTGCCCCCATCTTGGAGAAAAAAGTTGACCCCACTCAATCCCCCGCGAGCGCTATTCCAAACAACTGATGAACTGATCGCCTTTTGCGAGGTGATGGTGTGGGCCTTCGTGGTCTGCATTGTCATGCTTGTGTTTGGCGGCTTGGTCTTCACCATGTTGTACTCAGTCACCTTCGTGCAGCAGCCACTCAAGTCAATGGCCCCCATTGACATGGCCTACACCAAGATGCTCAACGACATTGTGCTGCTGATGACCGGCAGCATCACCACCTTGATCGGCATGCGCGTGGCCAAGAAAGCCAGTGAGATGATCGCCAGCAAGGTCGCACCCACGCTGGTGAACCCAACCCCTACCGCGCCAACGCCAGCGCCTGCAGCGCCCTCTACGCCAGCGCCAGCTGCATCGGCGATGCCAGAGTGGAACTGGATGGGGTGGACCAACCCGCAGCTCGATGAGAACTGGACGCCACCACCACCACCAACCACGCCTGCTGATCATCTTGAACCGGAAGAAGATCGCCATGACTTGGCGCAGGCCAGGTCAGAGATGCGAGGTGCGTGATGCCAAGAGTGCCAACACTGTGGGTTGTGGTCGGCACGCTGGTGGCTGTGTTTGCTTTGTACAGCTATGGCCACCACAAGGGCTGGACCGAGCGCGATGCAGAGATGCAGGCAGAGATCGCCAGCAAGAATGAAGAGAGTCGCGCTCGCGAGCAAAAGCTCAACGAGCAGATCAATCAAACATCAACTGAATTGAAAGAAGCCAATGATTCAATCACTCAAAAACAGTCTGCTCTTGATCGCGCTATTAGCAACGGTCGGGTGCGCCTCCCCTCCACAAGTTGCGTACAAGCCAGTGCAAGTGCCACCACTGCCAGTGGAAATCGGGACGAAGCGCGAGCCGATGCTGACACAGAAACTCTCAGACTTATTGCTCAAATCGCAGCCGACGGGGACAGGGCAATCGTCCAGCTCAACGCCTGCATCGACGCCTACAACCAAGTGAGGGAGCAAGTAAATGGTCAGCGCTGAACAACTGCAAAAACTCAAGATCAATCCCAACCTGGTTGGTCCGATCAACGCAACCTTTGAGCAATTCAATATTGCAACACCGGTGCAGCAAGCTGCATTCCTGGCGCAGTGTGGCCATGAAAGTGGCAACTTCACCAAGCTGGAAGAGGACCTGCGCTACCGCGCTGTGACTCTGATGAAGCTGTTTCCCAAGACGCCAAAGCGTCAGTGGGGTTTCACTCAAGAAGAGGCCGAGCAATACGCAGGCAAGCCGGAGCGTATCGCGTCGCGCATTTACGGGGGTCGCATGGGCAACCGCGATGAGAAGTCAGGCGACGGGTGGCTGTACAGGGGATCGGGTTATTTGCAACTCACCGGTGCGGCAAATTTCCACCATGCCGGCAAAGCGCTCGGCCAGGACTTCGCAAGAAACCCAGACCTGGTGCGCACCGCTGAGTGGGGCATGAAGACAGCCGGCTGGTTTTGGTCAACGCACAAGTGCAATGAGATCGCTGAGACAAAGGACTGGGTGCGACTGACCAAGGCAATTAACGGTGGCACGATTGGTCTTGACGACCGCGTGCATCACACAAATCTTGCCTTGGCCGTCTTCGGTCACTGAGCTGCGCCAAGCGCTTTGATGCGCTGCTGATACGACGCTGTGTGACGCAAGCGCTTGACGGTGTCAACGCGCTTCATTGTGTCAGCGTTGGCCTCTTTCAGCTCACGCAAGATGGTCATGCGCTCGCGTGCTGGCCGCTTGCCAGCGCGTGCAGTCTTCTCTGCCAGGTCTTCGTACCCGTCTTGCCACTCATCAAGCGTGGCAAACACAGCGTGCGGCTCGGCCTTGCCAGGCACAAACAACGGGAAGCCAACCACAACAGCCGGCTCATCAAGTGAGCTTGTATCTGTCACTTCAGGGATGTGCACCACTTCAACGCCAGCGTCGGCCAGCTGCTGCTTGAACTCTTCAACCGGCTCCTGCTTGGCCAGCACTTCTTCAGCTTCAGCGTCTTGCGCAAACGCCTGCTCAATCACGACAGGATCTGATGTCTGTTGCGGAATTGCAACAGGTGGTGCGACCATGTCCAGTGGGTTGCGCGGTGTGATGTCGCGTGGCTGCTTTGGCTTGGCTTCGTCAGGGTAGTCCTGGGCTTCTTCAGCTGTGATCAAACCCTTGAGCACATCGGGAAAGGCGTCGCGCAGCGCAAAGCCACGGGCGCGCATCTGCATCATGCGCTTGGGGTATGCGGTCCACGGGCCTTGCTTGCCCCACAGCCCTGCGCGCTTGGCGTCTTCGACTGAGAACTTGGCCACCACCGGCTTGCGGCCCTTGCGTTTGGCCACGCACACAGCAATTGGGTTGGGTGTGCCTTCGCCTTCAAAGTATTCCTCGATGTCTTCGCACACGGGGCTGGCCTGCACCAGCGCCATGGCTGCGTCACCGTACACCGACGGCTTGCCATTGATGACAGCGATGTTTTGCAGGGCTTGCATGGGGGCCAAGCCGATCTCATAGCCCCACTGCACGCAGACCATGATGTCTTGCGGCTTGCCCTGGTAGGCGCGTGGGACCATGGCAGACTCGGACAGCATCTTGCTGAACTCCATGGCTTCGGTGATGGTGGCAGGCGCGAAGCCTTGGCGATTAGTGGTGGTCAGTTGTGTCATGGGATTCTTCTTCGGTGATGTAGGTTTGCATGGTGGTGAAAATCAGATCGGCCATCGCGTCAACAAACTGCTCGGCCTCTTCTTCTTCAACGGGTGCGATGTTGAGCAGCGCAACAACGGCGCGCTCATACGCAGCTCTAATGGCTGGGCGCTCTGGCAAATTCATTCCTGCCACTCCTTGATGGACAGGGTGGACTGGCGCACGCTGTAGGCTGGCTTGGCCGGCACAAGTCGCTCGGCTGCTGCCTTGTAATTGCGCATTGGCCAGCTGATGACAAAGCGACCGGCGCGGCCCTTCTCAGCCTGGCCAAGCAGCTCCTTGATTTTTTTCTCAGCGGTGTCAATGCTGGCCTCTGCCTCTTTGATCGCGGACTTGGCCGCAATGATCTGCTCGGCAAAGCGCTCGGCCTGCACATCAAGCGGCACTTCTTCTTTGCTGGCAGCTGTGGGGTAGATGCGGTCGAGCTCTTTGCTGCTGGCCGGTGGATACCAGTTAATCGCACCAGTTTCTTTGTACTTGATCAGCTTGGACTCAAACACATTGACA